AACTCAGTGTGCTTTAAGCAGGCTCAGATGTTGCTGCATAATCTCTATTGCCGTGTTGCCAAGATTTAATTTTAGGATTGACAAGTGTATATCCTATAAATCTTCGTCTGCCCATTGTATACAAAGTTACACTTTTAAATAGTGGACTGCTAACATCGTTATCTAATCCGTATCTAAACTTATCAAATTCTGTACCTGTTGCTCTATAAGGATCTGTTTTATCACTATACGCTGCACTAGGTAAGTTTCTATCTCTAACATAATAACCATAGTAAATTGCCCATAATGCATTTATAACACCTTGGTTATCATCGTGAAATGTAAAACTTACATCTTCATAATTAATATTTTTGTAAACAATTCTTTTTCTATTATACTGATTATAAGTTTCTGTGTCAAAATTAAACTTTGGTAAGTCAGCAGTCTTTACTAATAATCCTGTTTCGTCAGCATGCTTTGCTGTAAAATTAGCAGCCTTGTGTGCAGATGGATCTACTTCAATTTTTAAATAATAATTAAATTTCGTCTTTGGTGCAAGACGCATATTATCATCAATAAACAATCTAGTAGCGTGTGTATAGTTCGCTACTCTACCTTTAGGATTTGTAATACCTGTGAATACGTCTGTCAGAAATCTAGTAAACTTATTTGCCATACTAGTATTTAGCCATAAAAAAAGCCCGGGGTTTTAAGCCCGAGCTTTCTAATATCAATACTAAAATTAGTATTAGCCTTGTGCTGTACCAGAACCAGTAGTAGATGCGCCAAGCGTTCTTTCCACTGCTGCACCAATTCCAACGCCAACGCCTTGTTCGCCTGCACCCCATTGTACCATGTTGTCAAAACGTATAGTTAATGCTACACGCATGTCTTCGTTAGTACCGTAGTTTGCATCGCCATAATCAGCGGACGTTAAGAAACAACCATACATATTTGATGTTTCTAACACGTTAACTCCAGCAGCATTGTTTCCATTGCCACCGTCTAATACTTCAATCTTAGTAGTAAATTTGTAATCAATACCTGATCTAGCAGATGCTTGTTCAACAAAATCGAACTGCTTCTGAACCTGTTGACCAACAAGTTTTTGAACTTCGCCACTAGCGTCATCACGTAAATTAAGCGTGATAGTCTCAAATGTATACTTACCTGCTAAGAATACTTTTGAGTTGTAAACATCTAGCGTCATTTCTTCAAAACCAACTTTTGGTCTTGTAACGTCAACTACTTGTTTTGTTAATTCAGTTGCAGAACTTACTCCAAATCCTAAAAGTGTCACCCTAAAGCGATACTTTAGTTTAGGCATCAAGAGCACTTGGTTGCCTGCGTCTGTTGGTACTGAAAAGTTATTTAATGATGTAATAGGCATGTCTTATATCTCCCCTGTGTTCTTGACACGCAACGGAATGTATATAAACTCAATAGCCTTGACCGGTTCAATCGCAATGTCAACATATAGTTCGTTGCGGTCGACTCTAGCCGGAGTATTGTTTGTTTCATCACACACTACTGCGAAATCGTAAATTGCTCTTAGACCAACTAGTTCAAGAAGTAAACTCTCAACTGCCTGTTTTACTTCATCTCTAGTAATCTTATCATTTGGTTCAAAGATATACGGACGAGCCAATTTGTTAAGTTGACTACGCATGTATACAACTAAACGTGCTACGTTTATTCTATCTAGTGCAGAAGCGTTTCTTGCTCTAGTTTTTTGTCCGTAGTTTACTAATCCTACACCATTAAAGAATGTAATTGGATTAACTTTTAGATCATACAATGTATCTCTTTGTCCTTCGTTAAGTGCAACTGTTTGGAACTCGCCTGTTGCTGCATCAATAAATCCTACTGCTGTAGCATTTGAAATGCCGCCTCGTCTTGTTCCTGCAGGTGCAAACCATGGAAACGATACTTGATCACTTAGTGCAATAGTTCTCATCATCATGTGTGATGCTGGAACAACTGCGTTTGAACCACCTAAGTCTGTTGTAAATCCATTTGGATAAAACGCACCTAAGTATTCATCGTATGTTACTAAGCCATCATCGCTATTGTCTGTTACTAAGGAAGCATTTGTTCCCCAGTTAGTCAATGTAGTTGCATCTGCTGCTAATCTAAGTGGTGTATCACCAATAACAAACGCTGTTAAGCCTCTGTCAATGTTTAGATTAACTAGGTTGCTCATTAGCTCAGGATAACCAGGAGCAGCAATTATGTTAAAATTACGTCTCTCTTCGTCACGTACCTGGCTGCTTGTATCAACTGCACTCTTCATTCTTTGTACAACAACTTTACGTTGTGCTTTTCTACCGAATGAACCTGATCCGTCTTCGTTGTTACCTGATTCAGTAACCCAACGGTCAGTTGCATACTCGCCCATCGCTTCGTCGTTATTGAAACGTTGGTTATCTGCTGTGATATCAATGTAGTTGTTAGCATAACGTTTAACGTTACCGCCACTTCTACGTAGATTCCATAAAAGCATACCTTGTGGATATAATGCAGGATCTGGAGCATCTGGATCTAAGAAGTCTACTTTTTGTAAATCCTTAATTGTTGCTGCTGTGTTACCAGTAGCACCAGTTGAACCATAACGTGCATCACCAAACAATACACCATCTTCAGATGTTTGATCAGTTTTATCAACTAAAACCCATCTTTCTGAAACTGGTCCTGATTGGTTACCGTCATACTTGTAAATTGTTGGATAGTTTTCAATATCTGCTGTTGAAATCCAAAGGTCGCCTGTAACAGTTGTTCCTGCTACATACGGATTAGAAGCACTTACAGTTGGAACATAACCAACTCTATCGCTTGCTGCTTCAGTGTATGGACTTGTTGCACTTCTGTAACCTACCCAAGTAGTACCATCGTGTATCATCATGTCTACATCTGAAAACTCTGGGTTGTACCAAAGTTGTCCGTCTGCTGGCTCTGCTTCTGGATTGTCTGAACTAGCATAAAAATCACTTGATGAAAGTGGCTGCCAGTTTGAAGCAAGATATCTATTTTCAGCAGTTGAATCATCAGCACCTGGTGCTAATTGACTTGAACCTGCTGTTAATGATGCGTCTGACAAGTTGTAGAAGTTAGCAGTACCTGCTGCTGTATCAATGTTATATGGTGTAAACAATGCACCAAGAGCATCTCTTCCTACATCACGAAGTCTAATTTCACCGCCTGTTTTGTGTGAAATTGTAATTTCGTTATTTGCTGTAACAGCCGCTTCAACATTTGTAAAGCCTGCTGCGTTAATAGCCGCTGCCATTGTGTTAGCATCTGAACTTGAACCTGAACTTGCAAATGTAACACTTACTGCTGCATTTAATGCTTCTTGTCCTTGAATTGATTCTTGGATTTCAAATTCGTAATCATCTGCTACCAATTGTGCTGCTACAACTGCTGATGTAACTGTTGTTACTCCAGCGTTAGCTCTACGCCATGTACGGAATACTGCTGTTGCAGGAGATGAATCATACATGCTATGCTCAAATGCATTAGTTTGTACAAACAAACTGTCTGCTGCTAAATTAATGCCTGCTCCGCTTCTGTCCAACGAATAAATTGCTGAATGTCCGCTTGCATATAATGGAGCATCATATGATACCCAAGTAGCAGTTGCTGAATCCCACTTTGCTGCTCTCCATCTTGAACCGTTGTTTGGTTCTGTAGTTTTGATCCAAACAGATCCTGTTGGTCTAGCGCCTGCATCAGTTCCAGGAGTTCCTTTCCACTGTGGCACAAGTGTGTGTGGCGCCTGGTAAAGTTCTGGGCCTTGGTATGTTGCTGCTGAAATTTCTAATTCAGTTAAGTCAGCAGTACCTGCTCCAATAACAACTGTGTTTGCATTTGTATTAGAAGTTCCATCAGTGTAAATGTAAATTCTATCACTTACATTCTTTGCTGTAGTACCTGCAATACTTAGACCGTTAATTGTTGCTACAATATCATCTACTGAATCACTGCCGCCTATTGTAACTGTTGTACTATTAATAGTAAAGTTACCTGCTGCTGCTGTAATTTTAGATCCTGTTAATTGTGCTGTAATTACTGTTGGAATACTTGCTCTCCACTCCTGAGAACCTACTAGTACCCAATTACCTGCTGCAACACCTGCTTGTGTGTTACCCGGTGATTTGTAATACATTCTTGCTGGGTCTTTAGAAAAACTAAATGTTCCTGTTGCTGCTGTTCCTACAGTTTCAAATACAACTGCATAGTCACCAATTGATCCTACTGATCCTAGTGGAGCGTTATTTGAAATCTTCGCTGCATCTGCATCAGTTAAAACAATAGGAGTTTTAGCAGCAAATTTTTGTCCGCCTGTAGTGCTTAATGCTGCACTATTCCACTGTTGGATACCCCATGCTGTAGATCCAGTGTTAATCCACCAAGTTCCATCTGGTGGGTTCGCTCCCGGAGCCTCTGCTGTTCCTTCAAGTTGCCCTAAGTCTACATCTGCTCTCGTTACGAACGCTGCGTTAGATACACCTAGTAAACTGTATGCTGCCAATAGGCCATATTCATTAAGTTCGCTACCATGAATAGGTGTATTGCTTGCTGTCTTTTCGAAGTTCGGAACTCCAAAAAGATCTACTAATTCTTTTTGACTTGTCACTTTAAATGCATTCCCTGCATTCGCCGCCGAAGTTGCTGAAGCAACGCCAGTGCCTGCGGCATTAGTTTTGTCTTGGGCCGTTGCTACTATAATAAGCGGAGTTGTTCCGGGTTCAGCCGGAGTATAAAAACTCTCATCTATTACACTAACTTCTACGCCGGGTGATGTAAGTGCCATTTACTTTTCTCCTGGTAATAATTCAATTCATTACGTAATGTATTGTTATATTGTATTTAGCGGAATGATTAAAAAATGGTGCGTTAAGGCGCTTTAGACAAAGGGATAGAAAAGGTGTAAATACATGTATGAGACCTTTATGTAAGTGCGGTTTAAGACCCAAAGCAGTAAACTATAAGAAATACGGTAAAACATATTATAGAAGTCTATGTGAAGCATGTTCTAAACATGGATTATATCATGGTATACCTAGATGGTATAGAGCAGGTTATAGAATCAAGAAACAGTGTGATAAATGCGGACACAAATCGCCGCACAAAGAAGTATTTAGAGTATATCATGTTGATGAGAACCTAGATAACTGTAAACACAGCAATTTAAAAACTGTATGTGCTAATTGCCGTACTGTACTATCTAAAGAAGGTGTTAAATGGAAACAAGGCGATTTAGTTGCTGATTATTGATTTTATATCTGTATACAAGTCATCAATACTATTATCATTAGCAATTATATGATCAAACTTTGTTCCTACCCATGCCCATTCAGACGAGTGTATTTTACGAATCTTCATTTCATTTATATTTAAGTTTGAACCGTTGACTGCTTTAACAGCATGCTCATACCATTCAGGTAAATCACCGCGTGTTACCCAAAGTATTTCACCACCTAGATTCTTAATTGCTTTGATTTCGTTAGGAAAACGTACATCACTAATAACAATATTATCTTTGCTTTGACGTAATTTGTTTTCAATACTAGCAATCCATATATCGTCATGAAAGGTTTTACGACATACTTCAGTACCCCAATATTGTAATACCCAACGAGGAGTAAGTGTAGGCATATCTAATCTTTCGGCCCACCATTTATCTACCTGCTCACGCCATTCTCGTGACTCTTTTGTTCTTCCTTCAAGCATGATTCTATCCCAGCCAAATACTGCTGCTACTGAATCTTTTAGTGAATCTGCGAAACTTTCTCTACGGTACTCATGGAAATTAACCAGATAGTCTGCTACTGTATCTTTACCACAACCGATAAACCCGCAAACGCCTATAATCATATAACTCTCTCCTTTAAAGTTATATTATAGCATCTATTGCGTGTATGTCAAGTGTTTAATAAAAAGGTTTTGGTTGTCCTGGCTTACCTGTGTTAAGTTTTCTTGCCAAAACACTTGCTGTGTTAATTGATTTACTTCTCTTCTGTCTACGTGCTTGTGTTGGTGCAGTTCTAGCACGAGTAGTTTTCATTTTTTGTGCTTTAGCAACATTGTACTGTTGTACACATTTAGAAGGATGACTAACTTGTCTGCCTTTTCTTGGACCTACTGAGCATCTAAAACGCAGTTTAGTTTTACCGCCTTTGGCAGTAGGAGCAGCTCTACCCCACACCATTTTAGCAACCTCATTAAAGATTTCCTGATGCTCTTCTTCTGTTACTAATTCGTGTATTTTCATTAACCTATAATCCAACTATAGCCGTGTCCGCCTGCAACTTGTGTTCCAAGTTCCATAGTAAGTCTTTCAATATCATTAAAGCCTTCTGCTTTAATACTTGCACCGTTAAGTGCTGTACCACCTTGTGGACCTGCAATACTTGCAAATTTTTCTCTTGCTTGTCCTATAATTACTTTACAGTTTGCAAGAGTATAATCTTTAACCCATTGTCCTGAATAAACATCTTCGATTATTACATGATCAGGCTTATCATTGTATGCCCATAATAAAACTTCTTCAGTTCCTCTTGGACGTTGCATAATAATTAGTTTTTTGCTCTGTGGATTCCAAGTAAAGTTGATAAATGATCCAAACATTTTTCCAACTAGTTCTTGATACTGTGCAAATAATTCGTATGTTGCTAGTCCGCCCATATTAGTTGAACTTAACAAATATGTATTAGTGTATGCTAAGTTGAACGGTTCAAACACTGTACCACCTGTTCCACTACCTGTACGTGATCCTACACTTCTACGATAAATTTGTCTAACTTGTTGTATTTCTTTAGGCAATATATATTCGTTTTGATTCTCTTCTAAACTTAAAGTTATGTAACTTTCTTCCACAGAATTATCGCTACGCTGTCTAAAAACGCCTAGTGATCTAAGTAATGCTGTTTCATAATGGCCAGGATCAAGTTCGACATCAATCATACCATCGCCTAGCATTAGTCTCACATAATCAAATACTTCTTGTTTTGCTTTATCTATTTGGCTCATGTAAGTATTTATGCCTTGTGACGGATTAGGTAAATACATATACTATGCCAAGACTGAGTTTATACCGTCCCGAGAAGGGAAACGATTACAAGTTTATTGATAAAACTGCCTGGGAAATGTTTCAGGT